ATGAGAAGATACGTGTACGAAACATACCAGTAATCATCGATGGAAAGCCCGCATGGGAAGCAAAGTACGTGATGTCTGATGAGGAAGTGGGGGAGACAAACAAAGTATCTATTGAATCAAAGCGTGTACAGCTTGGTTCCTTAGTCTTCTCTTACGAAATGATGAACCAGCCTATTGACGAAATGCTTGCAGAGTTTAAGAAGGAATATGTGCAACTTGAGGTCGAGGAGACAGTAAAACAGAAAGATACGACGTGCTACATCACCATAGACAGTGCCGTAAGTGAGAAAGAGAGTGCTGACTTTACTGGTATCACTATCAACAGGATATCCACAGAGAATAAGTGGTACATCAAGACGTATAGACTCAAGTGTAACTCCAAGGAACTTATTGACCACCTGTTCTATCTTCACAAGGAATACAACCCCACATTCATAGGGCTAGAGGAGACTACGTTTACAATGGCTATTCAGCCGTTCATTGAGGAAGAGATGCGGAAGCGACAAAAGTTCTTCTCAATTACTCCCGTAAAACATCAAGGAACAAAGAAAGAGACACGTATACGAGGACTTATACCACGATGGGAGAGTAAGAGCATATTCTTAGTTGGGGATAACCTAGAACTCCTCGATGAGATGCGTGTATTTCCGAATGGGCAACACGATGACGTGATTGATTCCCTTTCAATGCAGTTACCACACGCACGCGCTCCTCATAGGAAAACCGTACCGTTGCGAGAGACACCAGAGGGATCATACAACCCCGCAGAATAGATTTGACTTTAAAAATATAGTATAATGTATCTAACATGAAAAAAGTCACACTAAAGAAAGCACCGAAGAAAGATTATTTACTCGAAGTCGTAATGAACAATGAGACGTTTACCGTAGAGACAGACAACCTAGACGAAGCACTTATTGCACTCAAGCCTGAACAGCTCTTAAGCGAGGTATACGTGAAGGTCACTAAGGGAGAAGCGGTCTGTGAACGACGCCTAAGCCTCAACGATGCAAAGCGTGTATTCCTCAATGATGTGAACCGAGAAGTCCTTATCAACAATCTTCTTATCGTAAATGGCTAACGAAGACACAACATACAAAGCCCCTGATGTTTTCTCGTATATTACCACCGAGGAGGCAAATTGGCGCACAGCCCGTGTTCCTCTCACCAACTCAAAGAGCTGGAACATGTACGAGCACATCCAGCGTTGTACCAACGTCGCTAATGGATGGTTCAACCGTGGCGCAAACGACGGCAAGCGACGATACGATGATATCGTCACCCCGATTATTGACGTAGCCTTCAGAACTGAGGGCTTTGATGTAAAGGACATCATCCCGTATGTTGATGACGCTCAGTATTTCTACCTCTCATTTCTCGTAAAGAAGTACCACCCACAGTGGGCACGAAAGAATCAACTTGATACATTCATTGACGATGTGGTAGAGACATCCATCATCTATGACCTCGTCATTGTGAAGAATGTAAACAATTCACGTCCGGAAGTCATCGACTTGTCCACAATTGCTTTCTGTGACCAGACCGACGCTCTCGCAGGAGCATTGTGCCTCAAGCACAACTACACCGTAGGAGAACTCCTCGCGTATAAAGGGAAGTGGAATGATAAAGAAATTGACGTTGCTATCGCTGAATCAAAGGAAGAAAAGAAGATTGGTATTGCAAATAACCAAGTTGTCAAGACACCAGGCAAGTACATAGAAGCATACGAACTTCGAGGAAACTTTCCAGAGACATGGATAGACCCAGAGGGAGACTCAAGTAAATACGTGCCTCAGATGCACGTTGTTTGTTATTACACGAACACCACAGGGGACAAACAAGGCCTCACGCTATACAGTGGACTTGATAAACCCCTCACCGATAACTTCAAGGCTCTCAAGATTGACCGTGTGCGCTCTAAAGGACGTGCGTGTGGACGCTCTATCGTTGAACGTCTCTTTGAACCACAGGTGTGGAATAACTACTCAGCGCAGAAGATTAAAGACCTTCTCGACTCTGCAATCAACGTCATCGTGACCGATAGCGATGAGCTAGGAAACCAGAAGCTTTCAGACCTCAAGCAGAACACCATCCTCAAACAAGAAAAGGGAGCAAACACACAGAGACTTGATGGAACACTACAGAACTTCAACGCATTCCAGACAGACCAAGTCAATCAAGAAAATAGAGCTAGAACACTCGGCTCAGCTTCGGAAGCATCCCTTGGAAGGAACCCAGTGTCAGGGACACCATTTGCACTTCAAAACCTCATTGTTCAGGAAGGACAGGGTATCCACGACTATAGGCAAGGGAAGATTGCCACGTTCTTTGCAGATGTACTCTACCCAGACCTCATCCTTCAGTATCTTGTAGACGAAATGAACCAAGGTAAGAAGTTTTCTGAGGAAGTCTCAATGGATGAAATAGCAGAAATTGCTGAAAACGTAGCCACAAAGGACGCGAACCAGTCCATCATCGACGCGGTATTGAACTCAGGGAGAGTACCTACTCAGGAAGAGATAGATGCAATAAAGCAAGTCAAGAAGGACGTCATCACTCAAGGAAAGACACCGATGTATTCAAAGGGACGAGGCTTCTTTGAACTCCTCAAGGACGAACTCAAAGATATCCCCGTAAAGGTATTTGTAAATATTAAAGGCAAGCAGAAGAGAATGGTGGAGGAAGCTGACAAACTCACAAACATCATCACCTTCGCAATCGCAAACGCACAGGCCATCCAAGCAAACCCAAGTATCGGAAAAACAATCAATGAACTTCTCGAAGACTCAGGACTCTCAGCTATTGATTTTACACACATTACCAAACCTAGTATAATAGAGCCAACACAACCACAAGTAACAACACAAGTAGCATAAAATTATGAAAGACATTCTCACAGACGAAGAAGTAGTAAAGATAGAAACATTTTGCAATGACGCAGTAATGTACAACGCAGTCCGCAAAGTAATTCTTCAAGGAATATACGAACACGGAACAGTACAGAAAGACCACACACCAGACCCACTGAAGAACGGAGCCTTTGCACTTGCATCCACAGCCATGGAGAACCCAATTACCGATGAACTCCTTGGCCAACATATTCGAGGCATGTGGGCAGGAGTAAACGCGATGCACAACGCATTTAAGGAACTAAATAACATTAAAAGCGATAAGAAGGAGCCTGTAGAATCTCCTTACAATGAGGCAGAATAACATGACACACACTATTAAAAACATACTAGCAATTGCCTTCTTCCTCGCCCTTGCGGTAGGAATGCTCACATGGCAAGCACAGCGAACAGACGCAAGTGTACAGATTGGCCACGGCTACCAAGCACGACAGCTCACAAGCTCAAATGTAGGTACATCATCAGTCAGTTCAATATACGCCATTGTAGGCTCGGTCGTTGTATCCAGTACATCACCAGTCACCACAGCCGGCCCAGTAATTGCATTCTATGATACCGCAAGCACCACAATCGCAACGACATCAATGACCGCGAAGTTCTCTATGGGTTCAGAAGGAGGCGTGACACCACCCGCAGGAACATACACCTTTGATGTAGAGTTTGGAAATGGAATCTACATTTGGGTAGACCCAAGTTTCAACGGTTCATACACATTGACGCACAGGTAGATTATTAACAAAAGAATATCACTACTCGGCGAGGAGTAGAGAGTGCCTAGATTGGCTCTCTAAGCATCTCGCCATGTTTAGAAAGCTACTCTAGTCACCCTCGCCGGTGACTTTCTTTTAAATTAGCTAATTAAAAAAGAACACAATGAAAGATTTAGTAACAGTTGTCGCAGTTCTCGGACTCGTAGTAGTCGGGTTCTTTGCGGTAACACAAAAGACCGTAGTCGAGGCACCACAGACTCCTCTCGCAGGGTTTGCGACCGCAGACCTGAACACACCTTACCTAAAGGTTAATGGAGTACACGAGGAGTACCGTTCACAAGCATTTGCACTATCAACAACGACAGTATGTTCAATACAGTCACCAACGTTTGCAACTTCAACTCTCGTGGGTGGAGTTGTAAAAACAGCAACAACAACTGACTATGTTTTGCACATTGCAAAGTCACTTACAAGCAGACAAGCAACCACAACAAACATCCGAACAGAAACAGTAACCGAGGGAGGTGAAGTGCTCGTTCTTATGGCTTCAACGACACACAATGCAGCCGCGGACACAACACGAACATTTGCCCCAGGGACATTCCTCAACGTAGGTATCAGTACGCTCCCAAGCCCATCAACATCATTGCTCACAGGCACATGTTCAGCAGTGTTTATCGTAGGGACATAGTTCTTTGGGTTATCACTCCCGCTATCAAAAGTGACTTAAAATAAGTCGCACTATATACACTCAAGTGCTTAAATCAACCATATCATTATGATGTTTAATGAAGGAGAAGAAGCTATCGAATCAGAGGTTGAAGAGGTGGTGGAATCCGAAGAAGAAGAGGTGGCGGAAGAAGCTCCAGAGAAGGTGGAGAAGAAACCAGAGACCCTCGAACAGAAGGAAGCACGGTTGGCTCGACAACTCGAACAGACTCGAAAGAAGCTCGGAAAGGAAGTTGAGACACCAAAAACAGAAGGGCTAGACTATGGGAAGAAAGCATACCTCAAAGCCAACGGCATCGAGGGGGCAAAGGAATTCGACTTTGTACAGAAAGAACTCAAAGAGTCAGGACTTGAACTAGACGCGCTCCTAGAGAACGGATATTTCAAAGAAAGACTTGCGACGTTCAAAGCTATCAACAAAACATCAGACGCTACTCCAACGAGTAAGCGTTCAGGTGGAGTCGCAACAGACAGCGTAGAGTACTGGGCATCAAAACCTATCGAGGAAGTGCCACAGGACATGCGAATCAAAGTTGTGAATCATAAGCTAGCGAAAGATTCTAACAAGGGAGTATTTTACAACTCATAGACACACGCCATTCTGATAAATCTATCAGTAATACACAGTAGGTAGAAGTTTTTTGACAATTGAATATGTTATACTGGGGTTAATATGCCAACGGGCGTGTATCTCAGAACAGAAAAACATAGCTTTAATAAGGGTAGGAAACACCCGAATAGAAAACGCTATGCAAAAGGAATCACTCCGATACATAAGGAGTGTCAATTCTGCAAAGAACCTTTTGTCACAAACTGTTTTATGCCAAATAAGAAGTTTTGCTCATTATCTTGTAGTGCAAAAAATCGTGTTCAGCCAAGTGGTTGGAAACAAAGTGAAAAGCAAAAAGAGATGATGAGGGCAAAAACAGGAGATAATCACCCTAGGTGGATAAAAGACAGGACAAAGCTAAAGGATGACCACAGAGACAGAGGCGGTTCTCTTCATAGAGAGTGGAGTAGGCGAGTAAAGGAGAGAGACGTTTGGAAATGTTGCATGAGCAACACGGACTGCAAAGGGCGCACGGAATCACACCATATTCTGAGCTGGAAAGAATACCCTGAACTACGCTACGAGGTTAATAACGGCATTACACTTTGCCATTTCCACCACCCTAGAAAACGAGAAGACGAAATAAAACTCGCTACTTATTTTCAGGAACTATTGACACCGATATAACATATTCAATTGCAGAAATATAATACTCTACGACTAATTTGGCAATAGTACCAACCATAGAATACGAGACTAAATTGCAAGAAAGACTTTCTGCGCCAATGGTGTGGAAGGAAATTTGTCTCGTAAAGTACACAGACTCAGGTATCTGGCGAAATCCATACTTGACCGATTCAACAGTCGGAACAGGAACACGAGGAACAGGATATACATCAACCGCAGTTGCAACAACTGACGAGACTGTAACAATCTCTGATTACTCATACTGTGCAGAACACATTGATGATGCTGACCTCGCACAAAAGACGTTCAGTGACTTCATGGAGATTGCTGACCGTATGGGAACAATGCTTAATGAGACGATGGAAACATCAATGCTCCTTGAGCACGCGCAGTGGACAAACTTCGACAACGCATCTATTGGTGGAAGCGCGGGTAACATTACAGTTGCTCTCTCAAACATCAAGAAAATCATCACTGGTATCAAGCGAGAGATTCGCGAGGCTGGCGGTGGAGATATGCTTACTCGTAACGGAGGTTTTATCCAGTGGCGTGAGGCTGACTTTGAGCTTGTTGAACAACTTGCTTCAAGTGAAGGCTTTAACACTGCAGATGACGCTCTCAAGAACGGAATCAAACAGGGCTTTAGATACCTAGGCATGGAACACTATTCAACCTCAAAGAACGTCTCAGGACACGTATTTGCTGGTGTGAAGAAGATGTTTGCAGTCGGTATCTGCAAGTCAACCTACGGAAAGGTGAAGACTATCATCAATCCAGTGGTATCAAGCGCACAGATTTCAGGTATTGGTCTTGAAACACGTATTGACCGAAAGTTCAAAGCGTGGGCAAACGCCGTACCAGTTCTCTTCGATGTACTTGTTGCATAAGTTGTACTTACATTCTGCTCTCCTTCGGGAGAGTGGGGTTATGAGCATAACTAAATAACAATGTCATTAGTATTCAGCGATACAACAGCCAATACAGGAATATTGCAACAGGTGCGTAAATTCGCTCGTGTAGAGGCTGTTCAGTGGCCTACTGCAAACGTGGTCAACTCAGTCAACAACTATCATGATAAGGTAGTAGGCTATGCTATCGGGGCAGATAGACGCTTCCAGTTTGATGATACAAACCACACAGCACTCCCTGAAGGCACCACCGCACTCACGATAAACGTATCAGACTATTCTTTCCTTACAGACGAACAGGGGAACGCCATCATCACCCTTCTCGGTATCTCCCTCCTTCAAAACGGCTACTACGTACCGCTTGAGTGTGTAGACCGCACACAAGTAGATACCTCGACGTTTGGAACAGTCTCAGGCACACCGACACGCTACGATAAGATAGCTGACAATGTCATTCGCCTCGATACCCTCCCGCCCGCTACCGTAGCGTCAGGACTCAAATTCTACTTCCAGCGTGTTGGCTCGTACTTTACTGCATCAGACACCACAAAGACTCCCGGAGTTTCTCCTCTCCTCCACCGTGGCTATGTCATCGCAGGAGCATACGACTGTGCACTTACCCTCGGACTTGCAAACCTTCAACCCCTCTCAGTGGAGATGCAGAAAGAGGAACAGGCAATGAAGCGATACTTTGCACACAGAAACAATGACGAGATATTCGTCATGTCACCAGAGGTAATTGATAGCGAATAATGGCACTTGTAAACACACCAAAACCATCGAGTCCATCAATGACAAATACCGCAAGACCGTATTCATTTGAGACATGGGCGACAATTGCTACAACGTGGGCTTCAGAGACACGAACATGGATAGATACAATTTCATTCATAGACAATCTAAGTAAACCAACAACCAGTATTGTTAACACAGCAAAACCATGAGCACTATTACAGTTTTAGCTTCAGGAGACCAAATCTCAGCATCAAGGGCTGTTATAAATACTAACTTTAGTAATTTAAATACAGACAAAGAGGAGGTCACAAACAAATCAACTGATACCTCACTAGGAACCTCAGACACGCTTTATCCTACTCAAAATGCAGTAAAAGCATATGTTGATGCTGTTGGAAACATCTCTACAGGCTTAAAACAAGCCTTAGTGGCAGGGGCAACTATTAACGGAGCAACGACTCCTGTTCCTGTATACCAAAACAAGACAGATAACGAGGTGTATGCGTGTGACGGTAACGATTTGGCAACACTAAAGTTTATGGGGTTCGCTGTTACGAATGGAACGAACGGAACAGCAATAGATGTAGTGACGACAGGACTGGTCACGGGTTTTACTGGGCTTGCAGAGGGTGAAAAATACTATCTTCAGGACGCTGTAGGCACGATAGGGACAACCGTAGGCACATACGAGGTATTAGTTGGTATCGCAATTTCTGAGACTGAACTAGTCATAACAAAAGGACGAAGGCACGCAAGCGGTACAACAACCTTCACAACAACAACGACAACGGCTATCACTCTTGGCTTCCGACCTTCAGCTGTCCGCGTTTCAGCGGTTAACACAGACGGGGCGGGTAAAAACTCAATGAGCTGGGGAGCGTGGACGGTCTTTGGTGGGAATGATTGTGTCTATATCGGGCACAATGACGCAGGTACCCCAATTGCAGGGAGCAACGCGACTGCATGGTACGTTATCTCAGATGCCGCCTCAGCACATCACACAGGGAACGTTACAACAATAACTGATACTGGATTCACTCTCGACAATACCGAGGGAGTAGACGGAACAACCGTTTCAATTATATGGGAAGCAGATGGTGACCAATAATATGAGTAAGATAGTAGAGATAAAAATAAATAACTTCTCGGGCGGTGTTTCAGATGATTCACGCGAGGACAATGCTACTAAATTCCAAGTAGCCAAGCATTTTGACGCTGTATCAAACCCTACGCGCCTTACCCCGTATCGTTCCCTAGAAGCCGATACAAATGATGGGTCAAGTGCAACGGGGATGAAGGTATACAACATAAGGGACTTTCTCTATCACTCATCCAGCTCAAAGCTCTTTGGGCTTGGTGCTACAGACGGAACCGCGCTTACTAAAATCGTATACAAAGCTGACGCAACAACAGGTAACTGGACGCTCCCCGCTACCAGTGAGGGTAACGGGGCTGTTCAGAACGGCTGTTTCATAGAATATAAAGACTGCCTATTTGGCTTTCAGGGTACTAACCAGATATTCAAGTGGACGATTGCAACTACGACAATAAGCAACTCCGCTTCTACTACAGGCGTATCAATCACTTCCGTAGCGCAGGGACTTGTATTTAACGACTACCTTTACCTCCCGTACAACAATAAGATTTGGCGAGCGACCGATGCGACAACATTCAGCGACGCCTACCTTACGCTCCCAACCAACTTTAAAATCACCTCGCTTACGGCGTACGGAAAGTACATTGCAATAGCATGTGCGCCTGTTTCAACTTTCAACGGAGTATCTAAAGTATTCCTGTGGGACGGAACAAGTACAGAAGTGCAGGAGTCTATTGACTGGGGAGAGGGGGAACTTCGTATTCTTGAAACTATTGAGGGCTACCTTGTGGGGGTGACAGACCGTTACCTCAATAATGCAACGGGTGCAGGACGTGGGTCAATGATTGTCCAAGTGTATTCAGGAGGTGCCCCGCAGGTCATCAAAGAAGTCTTTACACAAGCTCTCACAGGGAAAACCATTCCACTTTCAAAGGCGGTAAAGAATAATCGTTTGTTTTGGAGTGCAAAGATAATGACGAACAGCGCAGGTACGACATACAACGAGGGTATATGGAGCTTTGGACGCAAGAACGTAAACTATCCTTTTGCACTTAACCTTGATGTCATTGACGAAAATATCGACACAGACGGCATTCAGGCATTTGGAACTGCGGCAAACTACTTTTTTATCACTCATTCAGGGGATGGAAGCATCGACAAGACCAACGATGCCTCTACTTACGCATTCACCTCAGTGTACGAGTCACAGATAACGAACTTTGGGGACGGGGACGCTGATAAAACACTCCAATCACTCTGTGTATACTTCCGAAAACAGCTTACAGGTGAGTCTTTAACTGCCAAGTATCGAGTAGACGGTGCAACTTCATGGACGACGATAGGCACATTTGACACCGATGACTCACTCTCGCACACCTTCCTTAACATAGAGTCCACAGGCGATGCGTTTGCAAGCGGAAAGGAGTATGAGTTTCGCCTAGAGAGCACGGGAGGACTTGAAATCACTGGCTGGAAGGCAAAAGCACAGATAAACAACGTACCATAATGCCAAATAACCCCGACAACAGAATATTAGAACTTGAAAAGGAATTGAAAGATTTAAAAGATGCTTTTTATA